GGGCGTAATAACGCTTACGTAGGCGGAAGGGTTTAACCCTTCTATGCCTTGTAACCATCACCACTTCAAGAGTACTTACTCACCCTCCCACTTTCTCTTGGTCAACGACCTTTTCAGAAAGCAGAAGATTTTCATAAATCAAACTTCAAATAATAATAACAACAAACTATCGTTCCTATGGTAGAACCACTTAAGCATGGAATTAACCAATACCTAGCTCATACACAAACAAATAGCATAACACAAATGTCGTTTACACGACACAATAATTGCAACGGATGCCCCACTACGGGCAAACATCACTACACACTTCTAAAATTAAAATAACAATAAAAACGATATTTAGAAGAACAGAGAAAGAACCCAATCAATTTTCATTCCCATCTCTACTAACTGGAAGTTCCAGGTTTTGAGGTAGAAAACTACTCAGTAGGTATTCTTCTCTTATCAACTTAAAGAACGACCACAAGTACAGTCTTCTTATTGACTTTGTCTATAGAATTCGCCACCTTTACAGTCCCATACCGAATGATGAGCAGAATCGAAAAGATCGTTCCCTCTCAACGTGGTATTAAAAATGTACAATGTCAAGTTTCCTTTCGGATTAAACTTAACTTTGTTGGCCACACTTACCACAGTCATAGTCGATAAATTTTTCTCCAAGACTTGACCGGCAGTCACGTCGCGTGGATCGCAGACCAAAGTAAAAGGTTCAATTGACCGAACAACGCACTTGCTGGTATCTCCATCCACGAAGTAGTTCGCAACTATACCAGGTTTTCCTACATACACATGTCGGTAACAGATCGCGTCCAGTAAAGGACGTGCCAACTTACTTATCTCAGCCACTTCCACAGAATGGATAAACCAACCAGCACAATCAGCTCCGTTGTAAGAGTAGCGAATGCTCCCTTTGGCAACATTAGTTAGTAAAATGTTTCCAGATTTCGCTTCAGTCGGAGCGTAATTCGGAAAAATTGCAATATAACCTGAGGTGATTTTTACAGAACCGCCATTGAATTCCAACCTACCAACGCTGATACCTTTATAAAAGAGACCGTAAACCTTACCGGAATACAGAAAATCTTTGGTGAAATTAAAAGACATTACAAACAGTTAAATGAACACCCTCTAAACTTTATGCAATTTGCATCGCCAATAAGTCATCAGGCGACAGATTCTGCAATTTGTCAAAATCAAAAGTAACCTTCAAAGAACCACCACTTTCTTTAAAATTGAATGCCATGTAAGACGAACCATCATGTACTCCACTGCCCATGATAATGTTTTCCCATCTTCTTTGGTTGGTAACAAACCTTTGACCGACAAGTCTTCGATTTAGCACCACCATTCTGTTGAGTAAACCCCCTGCCTTCCTATAACTCAGCACCACACCATCTTCAACGACTTTCTCATAGTTATGTGAAGATTGTCTAATCTGTTTCTCCAGCTCAGAGACCTTTTTTAACAAATCATTCTCTCGGACGTTCATCTCAACGTTGCGGCTTGTTAGAATAGAAACTTCACTCTGAAGATCTCTAATCTGATTGTCCAACTGTTCTTGTGGCACGTCCCCAAAAACGACTTTATTAAACGTGAAGTCTCTATCAGGTGGTAGAACTTGATCATCAAAATCACTAACATCCAGATCTCCGAACTTCTGGTAGTATGCTGTGTCAAAAGAACCTACTCGTATATATACCTCGCCTTTGTGATTAATACACATAGGTAAACGATTGTCAACAAAGCTGACGAACCCTTTCGGTATCATACTAATATCTTCAGAATTCTGAGCCTTGAAATGCTTGTGCTCGATCCTATCAGCTTCTATATCAAACCATATCAACTGATATGTGTCGGACAGAAACAGCCGATCATTAGGCCACAATGTCGCCCAGTTCGTCATCTTATGCTTGTCTTAGAACTATTCTAAGAACAATTCTAATACCAACTGTAGTCGACAGTATAAAGGGCACCTCCTATTAGGGTCCATTCGAATTTTGTTAACTTTCTTGTATGCAACTTCTTTTCCACACCATTTTCGTACTGTATCAAATGTAAGTTTGGAAACTCAATTACGACTTTCACTAAACCACCAGCAATGTGATTCTGCCAACCAACAATCTTACTACTTCCAAATTTGTCATAAGACAAATTTCTGGTAGCCACTCCACTCTCCATGTCTTTAATACATTTGGAAAGGTTAGTGGAGGGCACAGTAATAATTCATGCCACACCAGGCCCCTTACCTCCTCCACTAGAGGTAGCGGGAACAGTGGGTCCAGTAACATTTTGCTGCTGCTGGGGAGTCTCTTTCCATACCAACTTGAATTTTTCTTCAAAATCTTCCTGATCTAAGGCAACTAATCGCAGACCTCTCAAATAAGAACGAGCCTTATGGAACGCTGTGCTAGCGTCGTCGAATTTCCCAAAAGAGAAATTGTCTTCGGCAAAAGCCGAATCCGACTCTCTGGGCGGTCTAACCACAGTAGCTTGCGAACTACCTTGAATTGAGGAAGTAGGCTGCTGTGCGGACTGCGTGAGTAAACCACTAACAGCATTCTTTTCGTCAGCACGTCTTTTAAAAGCGGAAGCCGCTTGAATTTGTGCAATTGCGATGTTTGCTTCTTTAATCAGCAGAGCGTACTCTTCTCCATCAGAAAACCTCTTGAACCTAGTAAACGGGCTCTCCATATTCAAATCTGACAGAACACCAGGAATTTTGTCACGGTCCGCTTGCAGAGCGAACTTGAGATCCATCAACCTTCTCAGAACCTCATTCCAATTTCCCACTTCGACCCAAGCACTAAAAACTAAATCCTTAGCACCAGACGCCGAAAACCCTTCGTACTTTCCTTTCACCATCTCGTTAACTCGGGTAAGTGATACAGTAACCAGTAGGTCAGCAAACCGAGTTGTCAAATTTTTAATAACAGAATGATAGACTCTATCAACGAGAGACAAATCAGTATAATTATGCTCTTAATTAAGATAACTTAATTAACTTAACACTTTCTCTAAAGATAGTGTGAAACCCCAGAACAAGATGCTCAGCCTGTTCTTGCGCATGTATTACTACAGCGTTTTTAACCTTGTGTGCACAAAAGAGCAATGCCTCACAATTCTTTTTGTAAAAGAGTTTTCGTACTCCCAACGTCTCAGGTTTTATGTGTATGAGAAGACACTTATACTTCTACCTAAAAACGCAACTCCATCCTTTCAGTCTTCTAGCGACCAACTAAATCCAGGATTTTGTTACGGTTGAGAAAAACCTCTCAACTAAGGGATAAGTCATGATGTAGTTAAGCTCAAAGTCATCTATCACACATCATGTAGTTCAGCAAGGGGGTCCCCCCAAGCTTCACAAATTTTAT